CCGCAAGGGGCCCAGGGCGCAGTGCAATGTTTCGTGACCAAGTTCTGGTCACGTCTCGGGGGAGTACCCCCGCAGGACCATATCCTCTACCGGCCTACAGTCAGGAGGTACGTGTTTGGTTCACCGAGAACGGGTCATCCCACACTCGGCACCAACGAAGGGAACTCTGCGTACTACTACAACGAGTTTCCTTACCCGTCCTCCGAGCGTCAACAAGCAAGTTGACGTTTCGGAGAATACGGACGTTGCCTACTGGCTGCAAGGGTATCAGATCACTGATACGGAAAGCCATCCCGAATGGAAGTTTGCCCGTGAGGGCAGCTTCCGTGGGGACATTGGGGGTCCATTCACGACTCAAAAGTGGCACACCGAGTGTGTAAACACTCTGGGTGACGCTTCGGGGTCGCAAGTGGTCGGTTTCATACCGAACATCTGGCCTGACGGTCAGCAGAGGTACGAGGCCCTTTACACGGGGCCTATGCTACCTTTGCCGCCTCAGTATTTGGAGTGGCCTACCATCTATCCTTCCAGCGATGACTCGCTGGCGGAGTTTGGTACCACTGCAATTTCCAGGTGTTCTCCCAGTAATCCTTCCGTCGATCTATCCGTTACCATCGGAGAGCTTTTTCACGAGGGAATTCCCAAAGTGATGGGCGCTACGCTGGGCGCGTGGAAGAGTCTTTCGAAGCGTGATCGCCGAAGGGCGATTGGCCAAGAATATCTCAACTACGAGTTCGGATGGAAACCACTAGTCAATGACTTGTTGGGCTTCTGCTCAGCAGTCCTGGACGCAGACGAGACCTACTCGGTCTACGAGCGGAACAGTGGCAAAATGGTTCGACGGTCGTATAGCTTCCCGGAGGAGAAGTCGACGACGGTGAAGATCGTTGCTGAAGGTGTATCACCTTGGTGGTCACCTAGTAGCAGCGTACTCTCCGTCCCGGGTTCTCCTGGTGGCGTGGTTTATCGTACCGATGAGGTTACGACACGTAGGTGGTTCCGTGGCGCCTTTACCTATTACGTTCCCCCGGCTGATAGCCTAAGGAACGCGATGGCTCGCGAGGTCATAATGGCCCGCAAGACGCTCGGCTTGTCACTTACGCCAGATACTCTCTGGAACCTCGCTCCATGGAGCTGGGCACTCGATTGGTTCAGCAATTCAGGGGACATCCTGTCCAACTGGACTGACTGGGCTATCGATAACCAGGTGTTGCTTTATGGGTATATCATGGAACATAAGTCCCATAGACGTACCTATACGTTTGGCGGTCAAACGGGCCTGAAAGGCTCGTCGCCACCGTACGACGTTACCAAGGTCTGTGAGACCAAGGTGCGTCGTCAAGCGTCACCGTATGGTTTTGGCCTGACGTGGGACGACTTGTCGTCCCGTCAGAAGGCGATCATCACCGCTCTCGGCGTGAGCCGGTCGAAGTGATGAAGATGTTGCACGCGTTTCCACGCCAACAGGGGGCGCCTTCGGGTGCTCCTAGGAGTGATGCCTATGTCTCTCTCTGATCCGCAGTCGATTACCATCTCTGGGGCTACGACCCCGCTTCCCCGTACCGGCGATGCGCCGGGTAAGGGAGACGGTTCGGTTTACACCTCAGGCGATGGCCTGATGACGATGACCGTCAGCCACGAAGAAACGCGTGGCCAGCGGCACCGTCGGATGGCGCGGATCGACGTTTCGAAGATGACCGCCGACCCCTTCAGGCCGGCGGAGAACGTCAAAGTTTCCACAGCACTATACGTGGTCTTCGACGTTCCGCCTGCTGGCTTCTCGCCAGCCGACGTCCTTGCGATCTGGACGGGATTCACATCCCTCCTGACCGCATCTTCGAGCGCGGCTGTGGCAAAGGTTCTCGGCGGTGAGTCCTAGTTCCGGACATTCAGACTGTCAAGTCTGAACCCGGGACTTCGGGTTTCATCCGCTTCGACCTGCTGCAGCCATGCAACCAGATCATACTGAGTCTGGAGGACCTCGCTCCGAACGAGAAGTCGTTCGGGGAAAGGGGACCTCTGGTACACGTTCATCTCCTAGAAGACTTCAATCTCCTGGGAGGCGCGGTACTGATCACGATCCGCGTGTGACATTCGGGAAAAAGTTTCTCGTTGTCGCCGTGGCTCTGATCAACTTCGTGTATCTGGCTAGCGAGGCGTTCCTCTCTGCGCTTCATGCGTGTTGAGGACGTCTGAGAGCTTCAGAACTAGTAGATGGGTCTCCGTGTCGGGGTACATGGTAGTAAAATACTGTGTAATCCCTGATCGGCCCCTGTTTGTTCGTTCTGGATATCGGACGTAGGCTAGGGATTGACCACCTCTGATAAGGAGGGATCATGAAAAGCCTGACGTCACTCTGGTCCTGCACAGCAGCAGAGCTAGCTGTGCGATGTTGCACTAGCGCCACTCGCGATTCAACTACTGTCGCGAGTCGGTTCGAACACGAGGGGTTGTCGTTCTTAGCGATAACTCTGGCTGACCTTGGGAAGGCCACCCAAAACTGGCTAGAACAAGGTTTCGTCGTCTCTTCTGATTGCCCCGCCTTCAAAAGCGCGGGTGGTCAGAGTAGGCTCCCTGCGTTCCTGCAAGGTTTCTACAGACGCGTGTTCGATCCATGTAGTGGTGCACTATTGGACAGTCCCGACATCGAGGCAATCTATGCTATCCGCCAGCTTACGCTTGGCTTTAGCAAGATCGCTCTCCCGGAGGTAGCCAGTGATGGCAAGCCTAATCAGGTTGTGACGCCTGAACGCGAGAGACGAGCGATGTCGGATTTCGTTCAATGTGAGCAGGATGTTAGGTACTCCGACGCTATTCTTGATCCGGATACTCTCCGTGATTTCGAACGCGTTGGTAGTGTGCTTTTCGGGGATATGTTCGACTGGTGCGAGCGTCAGCTCGCGCTTCATCGACTTGTTCCCAAGCACGGTCCTGGCGCTGTCGCCGAGAAGCTGAGCAGCAATGCAAAGTTTTCTTCGCGAACCTGGACCACAAGGCTTCAGTCGGTTCTACCCGCTGAAGACTACCTCTTCCCGAACCTGAACTTCGGTTCTTGGGAACCTCGCTGTCATAGCGAGTCCGCGACCTGCCACGTTCGTCGTGGCCTGTCGCAAGAGGTTAACATCCTCGAACCCGGAGCTGAGATTCCCGTCAGGGTGATCACAGTTCCTAAAACGCTCAAGTCACCTCGGATCATTGCGATTGAACCGACCTGCATGCAGTATATGCAGCAAGCGGTCTTTCGTCTTATCCGCGATGGGCTAAAGAGGCATTACCCCCTCTCGCTCATGATTGGAATCGATGACCAATCTCCCAACCGGGAGATGGCCCGCGAAGGGTCCCTCAGCGGGGACCTTGCTACGCTAGATCTTAGCGAAGCTTCCGATCGTGTCTCGAATCAGCATGTACTCGCCTTGTTTTCCCGTCATCCGCTTTTGTCTGCGGTTGTACAGGCGACTCGGTCGAGGAAGGCTGACGTACCTGGCCACGGCGTACTTCGCCTAGCCAAGTTCGCGTCTATGGGTTCAGCTCTCTGCTTCCCTGTCGAGGCTATGGTCTTCCTGACCACGGCCTTTCTGGGGATAGAAAGGGAGCTTAGTGCCCCGCTTTCTGACCTGAGCGACGTCAGTCGCTTCAGTCAGCAGGTGCGTGTCTTTGGGGACGATATCATTGTCCCTCGAGACTATGTGCTGTCCGTCGTTGATGAACTGAGTGCTTTTGGGCACAAGGTTAACATCAGCAAGTCCTTCTGGACCGGAAGGTTTAGAGAGTCTTGCGGACGGGAGTATTACGACGGCCATGACGTTAGTATTGTCAAGGTTCGCCGGGTACTTCCGACACGACGGCAGGATGCTTCAGGCGTTATCTCAGCAGTCGAACTGAGGAACCAAGCCTATTGGGCTGGTCTTTGGCAGACTGCGAGTTGGCTGGATGACTACCTAAGGAAGCTTCTCAAGTTCTTCCCGAACGTAGCTCCAACTTCGCCTTTGTTGGGCAGGGAGAGTGTTCTGGGTTATCAGTTCCAGACTCTCGATCCGAATACTCACGGCCCCTTGGTTAAGGGCTACTATGTGAGTTCCGAATCCCCGATTGATCCACTGTCGGAGAGCGGTGCCCTCCTCAAGTGTCTCTTGCGTACAGAGCAGCCGACGTACGGTATCCTTCCGTATGTTGGTCAGACTGGTCCGCGACTCGGCGTTGCGAGCGTCGATGATGAGCACTTGGAGCGTTCTGGACGCCCCGAGCACGTCAACATAAAGCTCGGAAGGAAGTCGCCCTACTAGGGCGGCTCTCGGGGTAGAACCCGAGGCAGGAGAGACGAGTCATCCTCTCTTACTTCCTTGGACCACTATCAGGTGATCCAAGGAGCTCGGTGGAGCCCTCACGGGGTCCACCAGGGAGATGCACTTCGCAGTG